AAAGTGAGCATGTTTTTACAAAATATCGGTTTCAGTCAAGGGGGTTTTGGGGTATCGCTTGGACTGCTTCCCTTAGGTTGGTTAGTAATATATCGTAATCTTTACCTAAGTTATATGTTTCTTGGTAGTGTTCCATGCCACTTAGTAGCGTCTGTGCTTGTATTCTACCTAGTTGTTTTACCCTGATTAGTTCTATTGCTTGTTCTACGTCTAGCAGGAACCAGTCTTCGTTGATTTCTTCTTCGCCTATCATTACGGCATCCAGAACAGTGACCATTCAAACCAGAACCCGAAGCCTAGTTTGTCTAGTTTAACGAAGGATATGAACGTTAACATTGCGCATAAATCACCCATAAATATGGCTAAGTCGTGTATTCCACCATCTTGGAAAGGGGCTTTTATGTCTTGTATTAAGCTATTCATGACTTAAAGGCCTCATGGATTCTTCGTGCAACGAATACCACTGCCGCTATAGCGGTTGCCGTTATAAGGATAAACCCTACTTTTAGGTACCAGTACCCTCGTATGGGGTCTGTGGAAGGTGTTTTACGCCTTCTAGATGTAACGCTTGGGCTTTTCATAGTCTGCTCCATGCTGGATCACATTCCTTTATTTGATCTGTGTCACAGGTAATTGTTATTGTTGCCCCACATGAATCCGGCTGGGGAGAGTGAGTCAGTGTTACTGGCCCATCTAACGTAACTTTCCTATGATGAGTAGATCGCTGGTATGTTCTTATTATTATTGCAGGGTGTTCACAGGGATCTTTTTTCTTAGCTAAAGCCTGATGAACGTGCACTACCGCCTTCATTAGCCGACAAATTCGTCGCCAACGTTCCAAGCACAAGGCGTTAAACCGTCTGCTTTTAGGGCGTTTAGAGTGCGAATAACCTCATCTACGTTACGTCCAGTGTCTAATTCGTTAACACTTACAGACATTATACGGTTCATCGGGCTGACGATATACGTTGCACGGAGGCAAACTCCGGCATCTTCGTCTACAATACCTAGTTCTTGCGAAAGCCTTAAGCCAGTATCAGCAGCCAAAGGGTGTCTAATAGACTTGATAAGATTATTTGATTTTTTCCAATTTAACTTACAGTGCTCATTGTCGCCACTGAACCCGACCACATTTGCGCCTTCGTCTACTAGGCGGTCCATTTCCGCTATCTCTGTAGGGCAGATAAATGTGAAATCCTTGGGATAAAAGTAAAATACTGACCATGTTCCTTCTAAAGTGAGGGCCATGTCGTTGTTACTTACTGTTGTAAAATTATTATCCTCATCAACTCCTGAAAGTGAGAAGTTGGGGAATGTTTCGTTAACACCTAGCATTATTGCTCCTTTATTGTGTGTTTATATCTCTGTTACGTCTCGGCCTACTGAATTTGCCCTGAAAGCGTAAGCATCAGATGTGCAGTTTTCAAGCCACCTATCAGCTTCGTCTTTCTCTGATCCCGACAAATCGCTGTTATCTACAGCCGCAATCTGTGAATCAAAAGAGTCAATACCAGCAGCTAAAGAGGCCGTATCTTCATTTAATGCATATTCCCACATCTGAATGCGGTTCATTTTTAGTGATTCTGGAATGCTCATAACTATATTCTACTCTATTTCAGCAGGGAAGTCAAGACTTACTATGTCTGTATATAAGTCCAACATAGTATCCTGAATTTCTTCCGCCGAAAACATGCTCCTATCGGCAGTAAGTTTCAAAAGCTCCTCTATCTTACTAATTAACTCACTTTGCATTTGCGCTGTCATACTACCTCCATACCTATAACTATAACATATTATAAGCCATTTGTCAATAGTGGCGCTCCTCCTAGGACTTGAACCTAGATTTCACAGCCGGAAGAGGGCAACTGTGCGTAATCAGCTTATACGAGAGGAGCAAGACCTATTCTACATCAATAAAGATGCATTCCCCCGGACATTCCTCTGCCGATTCCACTACAGATTCAAGTAAATCCTCCGGAACGTCCGCTGTTCCTTCAGCCATTTCCAAAATAGGGTCGTTTTGGGCAGTTTTCCCATCTTTTGAGTACAATGTAGGCCATGACGCTTCCTTCACATAAGCAAGCCCATCCTCGTGCATCTCAAAAATCTGGGGACAAATCTCCGCACAAAGACCATCACCAGTACATAAATCCTGATCAATCCAAACTTTAATTGACATTTAACGCTTCACCCTAAATCCTCTAGATAAACTGTTTATAGTAGTAGACACCTCTCTTTTCCAAATCCATGGAAATATAGCATGTACGATGGCTACAAACACTAGTCTACCAAGCCTTAAGCCGAGTCTAGTGGAAAAAGCAAAATGTTGTATATACGTCATCCCATTCAAGTGAGGATGGAGCGTAAACTTATTAGTTATCTTGTGGGGGGTGAGGCGTTTGACGACGGGTTTCATTTTCGGTTGCATCACGCCTCTCTTTCTTTATAAATAATTCGGGTCTTTCGCCCATCATTTCAATAGGTAAATCATCCCACGTGTTCGTCATTGTTAGCTTCTTTTGTTTCTACACTCAAATACGACCCTAAA